AACTATTGCGCGACCAGAGGGAGAAGATCTGTCATGGTGGCAAAGCGATGGACTCAAGCAGGTAGAGGCGTATCAGAAATGGTATGAATCTTCTGGCTGGCAAATCGCTAAGATGCCCGATGGTCGTCCTGGGATTGAATGGGCTGCTGACGTACACTTCGGTGGCATGCCAGTGCGCTTTATTGTAGATGCCATCTACCAAGTAGGGGAAGACTTGGTTATTGTTGACTACAAGACAGGTTCCAGGACACCACTCGGTGCAATCCAGGCAGGTCTATACGCTAGTGGAATTGAACGTGCCACTGGTATCCGCCCCAAGTGGGGAGCTTTCTTCATGACCCGCACCGGGGTACTAGATGACCTGATAGATCTATCCCATCTTACGATGGACTACTTTGATTATGTATTCGGTGCCATGAACCACTCAGTCCTTAACGGTTACTTTCCCCCATCGGTGGGAGATTCGTGTAGGATGTGTTCATTCACGGCACAGTGTCCAGCTATGGGATCCACAGATTTTCCACTGCAAATCAAACCGATAGATAAGGAGAAGACAAAGTGACCGAGGCAAACTACTCATTCACTACCAAGATCAATGGCGATCTGTTTACCGTTCGCGGTAACACCATTGATGAGTTCGTCAACAACCTTGTTGATGCACACGCAGCACATGGTGCTGTGCGTTCATTGCAAGGAATGCAATCATCACCAGTAATTACCACACCCAACACACACGAAGAAGCTGCATATGTTATTGCTGCTGCTGGCATGAACCCTCAAGTTATCCAAACATCTACGCCATCTATTGAGGTGTTGCAAGATAGGTATGGGAACGAGTGGACTTATGGGCATCCGGATGCACCAGATCTTCCAGACGGGCGTGGTAAGTATGCAAAGAAGAAGGGCGTATCCAAGGCGGGTAAGTCGTATACTGGTTGGTTCGATCCAGCCAAAGGACCAAAGCCCTTTAAGCCTGGTGCCGTAGAAGCGGAAACGATCTGGGTTAAGTAACTCATGCGTTCCCTGCTGCAAGTAGTGGGGGTGGAGTCTCCGACTGGTCATCTCCTGCCGGAGATTCTTCCACAACTTACTGCTCATCAAATTCAGTTCCGTCAAGCACAACTGCATTTGATTGCTGCTCAACCAGGTGGCGGTAAGACCATGCTTGCATTATGGTACGCAATTGTTTCCAAGACTCCAGCTTTATATTTCTCTGCCGATTCAGATTCTCGGACGATGGCTCTCCGAGCGGGAGCCATCCTCCTGAATCGTTCGGTTACCGAAGTAGAAAAGATGATGGACTCGGAAGCAAGCGTCCTATTAGAGGACGCATTAGCTGATGGTGCTGGTCATATTAGATTTTCATTTGATCCTTCTCCCTCTCTTCAAGATATCGAAGAAGAGGTAGAAGCTTGGATAGAATTACATGGAGCGCCACCAGTAGCAATCTATGTAGATAACTTAATGAATGTTGCCACCGCCAGTGACAACGAATGGACTGCGCTGCGTGATTCCATGTCAGCGTTTCACTATATGGCTCGTGAATATGAGTCGGCGTTCATTGTTCTTCACCATGTAAGTGAGAACGAGAAGATGTCGAAGCCAAACTTTCCAGCGCCACGCAAAGCATTAATGGGAAAAGTGTCAGCCCTACCGGAGTTGGTGCTGAGCGTGGCGTTGGATAGTGGAACCAGTAATTATCGTGTAGCAGTGGTAAAGAATCGCCATGGTAAGGCTGATCCCACCGCCGAAGATTTTGTTGTCCTGTCTGTAGAGCCCAGCCATATGACTTTGTATAATAATTCTGCCGATCTTAATCGCGCTAGGACTATGCGCCAATGGCAATGATACCTATTGATCTTACTGAAGATGACATCATGGATGTACTTCGATTTGTGCATCGCGTACGTTCTAAGAAAAAAGAACATGACGTTGTCGATAAGAAGTTTGACAAGAATAATTCATCATACTCGGTCAATCTTATGGGAAGGCTGGGTGAGGCAACGGTTGCTAAGTATCTTAATGTTCCTACTGATAATTCTATTACTGCAGGTGGGGATGTGGGTCATGATCTATCTTTCAATGGGCTTAGGATTGCGGTAAAAACATCCACACTTCACTGTCTTATCTTCAATAAAGAAGATGACTTCTCTGCAGATGTAGCTATCTTGGTAAATTTTGTGGGAGATAAAGTTCTACCTCACGTTGATAGTTGGTACTACATTATGGGCTGGGTTGATCGCCAAACTTTTATTGACAACCACTACAAGCGTGACTACGGTTACGGTATCCGACTAGTAATGGATGCTGATCGGCTTTATCCAATGGAGGATTTGTTCAACTATGAAATACCCAGACTTCAGTGAAGCAGCTTGTACTGGGATTGGTGTAGAACTTTTTTTTGAAGAAAGCAAAACTCCTACTATAGAAGAAAAAATGGTGATGCGATTATGTCGATCATGTCCAGTGCAAAAGGATTGTTTAGAATGGGGACTACGCCACGAGTCTTATGGAATTTGGGGCGGGTTAACAAGAGCGGAGCTACGCAGGATGCGTGCTGCTCGCAACATTCTTCTTGTTCCAATAATGGCAAGTGATTATTTATGACGAATCCCAACAAAGAAAAGGGTTCACAATATGAACGCGATGTCGTCAAGTGGCTACGTTCGTATGGTTTCCCGTGTGCTGAAAGGGCTTATGGCGCTGGTCGGCATGATGATGTTGGGGATATTGATGGCATTGACGGTGTTGTCATTGAATGCAAAAATGAGAAACGAATAAATATTCCTGGGTATTTGCAAGAGCTTGAAGATGAAATGATTCATGCTGATGCAGAAACTGGAGTAGTATTAGTAAAGAAGCGTGGCACCACAAATGTCTCAGAGTCTTATGCGATTATGCCAGCATGGCTCTGGGCAGATCTGCTAAAACAGGCAGGTTACAATGGACATAGGTAACCAAGTGAAAGTTGGTTACCGAAAGAAAGGTAACTATGTTGTTTCTAATGGACGTACCACCTCCACCCCCACCCATCTATGTCTTTCTCACGAAGGAACAAATGGTGGATCGTGCAATCAGAACTATCAAAGTAAGTCGGTCGGAAGCTCGATGTTCCAAACAGATTGCGTATAAAGAAAGCCGGTACGATTCGAAGTCGCTGAACAAAAGTTCGGGAGCACGAGGCGCTTGGCAACTCATGTGGGGTAAACCCAACTGGAGTATCTTCAAGCAAATCCAAGAGGCTAACGATTATGTTGAGCACCGTTATGGATCTTGGTGCCAAGCATACAAGTTCCATCAAGAAAGGAATTGGTATTAGTTAATGGATCAACCTGAGTTCCTTGCTGCAGTCTTTAATCATTATGGGTTAACGCTTCCGTTGGGTGGAGAGAAATCAATTCTCTGCCCAGTTCATGATGATTCACATAAGTCTGCTTCAGTGAACTCAGACAAGGGTGTATGGGTATGTTATGCCTGCCAAGGATCTGGGTCTGGTATCCAGATCGTTATGGCAAAGCAGAATCTTTCATACCCTGACGCTCTTCAATGGGCTGAGAAGAACATTGGAACCATGGTCACCCGCTCTGCCCCAAGTCGGGGCAGGGTGGGTAGATCAGGGCGTTGGATTCCACCACGATTAAGACAACGATCATGACAACTATCATTGGTGTACAAGCTGACGATCATTGCATTATCGCTGCCGACTCCCGCGCCACCGATGACGGAGGCAGACCATACAGTCATGTATCCATGTCAAAGATTACCAAGAACGGTAAGTACCTTATTAGCGGAGCCGGGTCAACACTGCCTTGCGATATCATTCAACACATCTGGCGACCACCATTGCTGGCTGCCAACAAGAAAGACTTATATCATTTCATGATTACCGAGGTGGCTCCCAGTGTGCGAGCCTGCCTTAAGGAGAACGGGTATACCCCCAAGGAATCAGATGAATCTGATTTCCAATTCCTTATTGCATTGAACGGTAACCTGTTTGAGTTCGATGACTCTCTCTCGGTATTGTTGCGAGATGATGGGCTGTATGGCATAGGGTCAGGTTCGCCGTATGCTCTTGGTGCCATGCAACAGGGCGCAGTATGGAAGAAAGCTTTGCAGATTGCTGCTAAGAATGACGTGTATACTGCACCTCCATTCATTATGCAGAGGCAGGATAAGGCATGAGGATCAACCCTAAGCTCATGGAACTCTGGACTAAAGCATCCCACCAATACCATGCTAGCTTGGCTGGCTCACCAGCAGAAGAGTACCTGCATAACCGGGGAATCTTAGAAGGTTCCCAAAGGTTCCGTCTTGGTTACGTTGCCGAGGTAGCGCCCGGTCATGAGGACAGGCTCAGGTACCACCTATCCATCCCGTACATTACCGAAGCTGGGGTGGTGGGGTTCAAGTTCCGCAGGATAGACGGAGGCGAACCCAGGTACATGATACCCACCGGGCAGAAGCAACATCTCTATAACGTAGATGCCATCATCAACGCTGTTGGTAGGGTGCTAGTAGTAGAAGGCGAGATCGATGCGATCTCTGCCACCCTGGCTGGGTTCCCCGCCGTTGCGGTAGCCGGGGTCAACGCATGGAAACCCCACTTTGCCCGATGCTTTGATGGCATAGGTGAGGTGATCATCTGTACGGACAATGATGCTAAGGAAGATGGGTCAAACCCGGGTCAGGATCTAGCACGCAGATTACAGGATGCAATTCCTCAATCCATACGCGTGTCGCTATCGCCTGGTATGGATATTAATGGTATGATTTGTGATCAAGGAGCTCAAGCATTGGCAAGCCTAGTCAATGCTATTGATTAGAGAGGTGCTCCTTGGCATTACCCGATCTTACTAAATTTATACACGACTCTAATGAAATCTATGAGGAACTAGCAGACATCCTTGTCACTAAGCAGCGTGACTATGGCAAGCTTAATATCTGGAACTCACCTGGTGGTGCCACTAATGGGATCATGGTACGGATGTCTGACAAGATGGAACGTTTAAAGAATCTTATCTACAATTCCCAGGATCCCAACCATGAATCTATTGAAGATTCATTCATAGACATAGCCAACTATGCGGTCATCGCACTCATGTGCGAACGTGGTAAGTGGATGGATGACGATGCCTAAAACCCACGAGCAAAGGCGCAGACAACGCATCCAAGCTTATGGTATTACCGTCGATGAATACAATGCTATGTATAAGGCACAAGAGGGTGGCTGTTACATATGCGGGGAGCCCGAGATAGGTAAGTCTTTAAGTATCGATCATGATCATGCGTCTGGTAAAGTTCGTGGCTTATTGTGCTCCAACCACAATCGCGCATTGGGTTTGCTGCAAGACGACCCCGATCTATTACTTAAGGCTCACGAATACTTGGTCAAAGATCATGGTTGATATCCCCAAAGATCACCCCGTTTGGGAAGAGATCAATGAGATCACCAGCTTTATTGCTTACGGATTATCGAAACGATACCATCGTTTCGTTGAACTTCAAGATGTAAAGCAGGCAATGAATGAGTATGCATGGAAGAGACGCGACAAGGTAGAGGAGTATCTACTTCGTGAAGACCCCGATGAGAAACGTATGGGATATAAAGCATTCTCTACATTCATTCGCCGAGCGGGTGAAAGGTATGCCCGAAAAGAAAAAGCTCGCACTCTTGGCTACGAGTTGGGTGATGAGTATTTTTATAGACTGGAATTGGTGGAAGGATTAATCAGAGTCCTCTGTTCCGGAGAGGCTTATCTATCCAACCAAGTGTTTGATCCCGACGTGCATGGCATAAAGGTAAAGAAGCTAGCCAATGAGGGCAACAATCTTGCAGCCATGCTGGCTGATGTTGATAAAGCTTTCAAGAAATTAGATGCAAGAATGCAAGGCATTCTTAATAGCAGGTTCGCAATGGACTTGCCATTGACCGAGATAGCTGCAGCTTGGGACATCTCACCTCAACGAGTAGAACAACTCGTTGCTAAAGGAACACGAACAATAGTGGAGGATCTTGGTGGCTACTCACCGTACTAAACCAAAGAGCAAAGGCAGTATCATCCTTGGATGGTGCGACAATGGATTAGTGGATGGCAAGTTCACCGAAGGCATTGTCTATTCCATCCTCACCTCTGGTGTACCCATCGCCAGTGCTGCACGCGTACAAGGAAACCAGATAGGTCGACAACGCCAAGTCCTTTTCGACATGTGGCACAAGAGATCAGACTTCGAATGGATACTATGGGTTGACTCAGACATTGTGATTACCAATGAGGTGCTGCGACTAGTATGGGATAGCGCTGACCCAGTAACACGACCTGTTGTTAGCGGAACTTACTTCATCTCCAAAGAAAACGAACAGTCACTTATGGAACCATACCCAGCCCTGTTCATGGCACACCCGGATGACCCGTACATGATGGCATACGTCCACCCCTTAACACCCAACGAGCTGCTACCAGTGGACTACGCTGGCTTCGGGTTCCTATTGATGCACCGTTCAGTAGCAGACAAGATGCGTGAGCATCATGGTGAACGTCCATTCTTTATGGAAACAGATGGCGAAAGCTCAGACTCAAACAATAAGTTTGTATCGGAAGACATTCGATTCTTCAAACTCATGAAGGATGCTGGCATCCAACTCTATGCACACACTGGTGCAGTGGTTAAACATATGAAACGCTTTGCGTTTGATGCAGAGTTCTATAAATTGTATTGGATTACGCAAGCCAACTCGGAACAAAAAAAAGAGGCTGAGTCATAAGACTCAGCCTCTCTCTTTGTTTACCATTTGCTCGTGTATTTACCTAACGCTTCTTGCATTCTTCGGTAACGCTGAATAGTTTCTCGCTCGCCTTCGTCTCTGCCATAATGCCTACCTACCCAATAGCCAGTGGCACCAGCAAAAATTTGCATGAGCAAAGTGAATCCGTTGTAGAACATTACTTCTCTCCCATCCGTTGAAGGAATAAGTCCGGGTCTTCCAGCTTAGTGATGATACCTCCGCCAGATTTGCTGATCTTATCTGAAAATTTTTCAGCTTGTAACCGGGTGCTGAAATCTCCGGCTGCTAGGTACCATGACTCTATCTTACCTACATATACAAACGATTCTCGTTTGTTCCTTGCCATGTCTAACGCTTCGATGATCTCTTTAGCCAGATCGGTAGCGCCTTCTGACCCAGGGTTATCCGGGTCTAGAAGGTTGGCTACCAACTTGATCTCAGTGGGTCTTGGCTTTGCCATCAGTACCCTTCGATGCACTTCACAAACTTGTAATGAAACTGCACACGCTCAATCAGATCTTCTTCTTTGATGGCTTCGATCTCAGCGTTGCAATAACTGCAACGATGCATTAGTAAACCATCTACTTCTTTAGCCTCGGTTATTATGCTCATGCTTCCTCCTCTACGCAGGTATGAATTTCCCAAACTCCTTCTTTCATTTCATCACCACACCAATTACATGTGCTCATGCTGCCTCCCTCCCCTTGCATCCGCCCCATAATTGGTAACCAATTATGACATCTCCTGTTTGTTTGAACTCACGAACCAGTTGAATCCAGTGCGTTCCCCCTACTGGGGGATGGTAAATAATGCACTTGCATTTACTCTTCACAATTTCTTGTGATGTATCTATTACTTTGCTCATGCTATTCCTTCCAGTGGTAGGGGTATCTGCTCTGCCTTATGTGTATGCTCTCTCAGATAAAGGTCGCAACGCTCTTGCGTCAGCTCTTGATAATTCATGTGAGCACCAGCCATGTAAAGCACCTCATCCTCATCATCTCCGATACCATAGGTATCATGGTACGAGCAGTACCATGACCACCCTGCTACTGGTCGGATATGTATTGACTCTGGTCGTACTGCTATCTCATTCTTGCTTATCAGTTTTGCCATTGATCTCCTCCTTCATACCTTGGTACATGATGATGTCCACCATGATGGCACACAGATTGTCATGAAATTTGCGATCAATCTCCGTAGTTCCATTAATACCTGAACGCAGTACCTTGTCATACAGATCTAACGTATCGATAAGATACTGAGCCTGCTCAGCAGTGAGTGCTGGCTGCACCCAACTGTCTCGCTTATTAAATATGTCTACATATTTCTGCAACGGGTTATCCACTAGATTCCTTTCGTGAGTAGGGATAAAGCACGACGCTTCTGCTTGTCAAACGTACCGTTTACGGTACGCTCAGCTCGAATCGCTGCATCCTTGTGACTGTAGTGATCGATGTATTCCACGATGGCTTGATACGCAGCGAACTCGGTACCTTGGATGTTCTCTTGTGTACCAGTAGCACCAAAGTAGATCTTTCGGGCTGTCTGTCGGGCATGCTCTGCCTTGTTGTACTGTCGCCGTTGACCAGTGCTGAGCATGGAGTAAGGCATACCTTCAACCTCACTAGGTAGTGACCACATCTTCTTGAAGATCTCATTGACCTGGTCATCATTTACCTCACGACCCAGAAGGTAACGAGAGATACTCTCGTACTCTTCAATGCCCTGATAGATGATCGGGATTACCTTACGGATATCCTCGACCTGCACCTTAGCGTTGGTCGTATGCTTGAGCGAATAGGTTGCTGTCTTGCGGAAGATGCCACTGATCTGGTTGATGCAGTGAATCCGCTCCACAATTGGGGCTATCTGCAGCGATGACGAACCATCATGTGAGGTACGAGCCAACAGGTATGCCTTGTGTGGATCACCCTTCACCTTCACACCTTCAGGTAATTCCATCACCATGTAAACCGATGCACCTTTGTTGATCTCCCCAGCATAGGCATACCGGGCATCACCACTGTCTACTAATCCATCCAGTGCCGAGAACATCTCGGTGTTCTGGAAGACCTGATACCTACCACCTACTGTGCCAAGCACAGACTGACTACCGTCAGCATTGGTACGGACAGTGGCAAACTTGCCACCCACCGGAAGGGTAGTCACACCCTCATTGCTGAGGGCTAAAGCCTGGAGTTCAGCAAGCTGAACGTGCCAGGTCAGACCTGCCTGTTCGGCTGCACCTCGGGCAGAGGTAGCCTCAACTGCAGTACCCACCTTGGAGTGGGCATTAACACGACGGCTTACCGCCTCAGCGGTTGACCTATATGCTGTCATTTCATTCTCCTATCTGTTTGGTTGTGAGAGTATTGTCTCATAGTCGGCTGTCGAAATCAAGTAACGCTTCGTGCAATTCTTCATAATAATGACCTGCCTCACACACAATCTGATCATCTGTGATGCGAGCTAACCAGGTTACATAAGGGTCAAAGGTTCTCACCCTCACCCCAGTCTCCGGGTTCTGGGTATCCTCCACCCAAAGGCAGAGGACAACCCAGCCCAGATTGTCACGCTTCATATCGATGACGATCGCACCATTCTTAGTGCGATCACCTCTCCTGATCGTATCCATTTATGCCTCCTTTACTTGGTAGATGTGAGTACTTTCGATGACGTAGTGGGGATCAGATGTCACCACGTTGTCGTCGCAATCCCACTCGATGCTACTAACACCGATCCCTTCGGCAAGTTCCCGGGCTTCATCTTCGTTGCTGGCTGTGACGGTAACAATACTTGCGATGTTATGCACCATCTCTACTTGGTAGTCCCTAAGGAATAACAGTGAACTGTTGAACACATCAAGCAATACCTCATCAAGGAACTTGATGCTGATGTCATCTGTCTTGCTCAACTTTTCATCTTTGATGTGATCATTGATCTGCTCAAACAGTGAGCGAATCTTCTCTCGATGGTCGACTATTGTACGCGCTTGATTCTTTATGCGATCAAGGTCTGATTTGATACGTTCGATCAGAGCCTTCTCTACATGATTTGCTGGCACAAAAGTTTCCACATTATCAAGGATAAACTTTTGCATGGGAGTAACTGTTGCTGGGAATGGTGTTTCAATTGCTTCGGTCATTTCATTTCCTTTCGGTTGGAGTTGGCTAACACTTCTTATATATGCACAGCTTCGCTGTGCTATCTATATGATTAAGATCCGCAAGTACAGTTGATCTCTTCCATGAGATTGGATTCGACCATCCATTCTCTTAGGTGTTCCACTAAGAGTTCTGACCCGTACTCAATGGTGAATCCCTCTTTGTCGGCATCCCGATATAAGGCAGCGAAGATCTCCTTATCGGTAGCATTTACTATCAACTCAGTATCATCCTTGAATCCAAGGATGACAACCCATACATACACCCAGATTAATGGCAAGCCAAGCGGGATCTTAGACACAGCCTTAGCAGTATCTTGCAAAGCAAGATAAGCCTTTCGTTGATCGCGGTTCAATTTCATTTCGCTCCTCATTTCTTACTCGCACTGAATCGGATGTCGGCTTTGCCGAACACACACAGTCCACAAGAAACACAAGCAGAACCATTGGTGGAAATCAATGGAATTGATTTGTTATTCTCCGGACATTTAGCACCAGGCTTGCCGGTAAGTTCAAGCATCATCGGCTTAGATGCCTCAAAAGTATCGGCAAGATAGGCAAGGTTTACCTTGGTCTTACGCTTGAGATCATAAGCAATCTCCTTGTTGTCATCATCTGTACTAAAGTACAGTGACAGGTTGTCAATTCCATTAAGCCATGTAATGGCAGACGGAACTCTTGTATACACCCAGAACTGTACGTCTGTATGCTTCTCGATTACATCACGCCAAGCCCTAGCGTAAGTATCATTAAAGAAGTCACCATCCCAATGGATCCGGAACAACTTCTCAGCACCATGCTTGTCACAATCCTTGATGAAATCAAGGATCATATCGTCCAACAAGTCAAACATCTGATTGTAATCTGCATCCTTGAGGAGATTCCAATTGTGTAACAATACATCTCTCACACCCTTGTAAACCTTCTCCAACTTCCCGGCATAACAGATCTTCAGACACACTGAGGTAGCACCAGGGCAAGAGTAAGCCTTGCCTGCTGGAAGACCAAAGGTATTGGCGATCTTGCTGGTCTTGCCATTCGGTGACACAAGATTAGTCACCTTACGATCATTCGAACGCTTCAACTTCTGTTCCATTGCATTGCTCCTTTCGTTGATTGAATTTGCCGAACCCTATATATCTATGCACAGCGAAGCTGTGCTATCTATGATGCGTAATGGTACCCGAATGGAGTCCAAGTCTTCTTGCCTCCGGCATTCGGAATCTCATGAACAATTCCGCCACGCTGAATGAAAGCCTTCAGTATCTCATAAGAGATACTCTTATCATGCCCACCCAAGTGCCATGAATACACCTCATCCTCTCCGAGGATGTAGTCATAGTTCTTGTAATCGTAAATAGTTCCAACGGTTACACCGTTCTCATCTTCGAATGCAAGCACCCACTCAAAGTTAACTTTGTCACCTGCGTAGAACTCTTGCTTCCCGAAAACTCTGTCAAGTTCCCGGCGAGTTGTTACCAAGTCACCTTGGTAAGACGTGCCATCGGTATTAATCCATGCCTCATTCATGCCCTTTAACTTCATGTTATGCCCTCTCTATTACAGTGTAGGTTTCATCATTGCCATCCAATTGATCCCAATCAGATTGCTGAGCAATCTTAAGGGCTTCATCTGCATCCTTGACATTATTAATGTCAACTTGCACCTCATACATGACTGTCTTTACGACAGTGTAATTAGCCACAGCATTCTCCTTCGCTAGTATCGGCGCAGCATTCTGAACAGAATGCTTCGTTATCTTTCATGCTATTGCGACAACCATATTCATCCATTGTGTTGGTCTTGCATTTAATGCAAGCAACTTGAGCCAGTTCTTCGGCAGACATATCGTAGATATGTTTAGACATGGGGGTTCCACTGATCATCGGCATAACGTTTAGCGTCGAACGGAGCAGTCTCCCCATAGAAGTAACGGGGACGCTGACCCGGAATAGCCACCTTGAAAAATGCAAAATCTATGTCAGAGACATAGACCTTAGCGTTATCGTTGCTCATCACGCCAAGCCCCATCCACTGCTTGACCTCACTTACCTTCGGTTTAGTCACCATTCTTCAACCTCTCTTGGTAGGGTCTTCCATGTCTCTTCCATAAAAGCAGAACTCTGTTCTGCTATCTTGACGCGCCTGATCACTGTAAGATCACACAGGAAAGACACGAACAGGATCGAACAGACACCGCTAAGCAAACCAATAGCAAACCAATCACCTTCAAACATGTTTCCACCTTTCGACCTTGCCGACCTTGTTGCCGACCCTTCCTTATCAAGCAAAGGTTCCCTTTGCTATCAAAGAAAAGACACACACACGCGAGCTGAACCTGCCACTTGCCCATCCGCTGCCACCTGCTACCTGCCAATTCGCCATTCTTTACATACACATGATCGCATCAAGATCAAGATCAAGACAAGAAACGCTCACACAGCCAGCCAGAATTGACATTGAGTAGCCGATACGATAAGATGATGCCATCAAACCAACTCCGGTCTGATCAAATCGAAAGGCAACATCATGAAAACATTCTGGGCGAGCAATGATCTATTGATCAACCTAGACGGGCTCATCGAAGATGTTCTAGGAGAGTTCAGCATCTCTTCATTCGAAGAGATTCCGGATCACCTAGTAGTTCCAAAATTCTTTTGGAAAGATGCACAGATCGACCAATTCATTCTCTTAGAGAATGGCACAGTGGCTCTGGTCATTGATCTAGAAGATCACCGACTCACCGGGCTATTGACTGGTGGCAGCATCATCCGCCGAACTATCTAAAGATAGTTCAGCAAGGGGCAGGGCTCTCTGAGGAGGGCTCTGCCCTTTTGTCGTGCGCGTAGCACATTTCTCCCCGGTTGTCAAGCCGGGAAAGGGAGCCGATTCAGGGCTCGCGCCCTAGCCGACCCGGGGGATGTTTAACCCCACCCCCACCCTACCCCTCACTATCAACCAAATAATTTTCACCAGGTCGTGTGCTCTGACCTGGGGTTTTATTTTGTACAAAAAATAGTTTGGGTTTACCCCTTGAGACACGCCGTAGCTCTAGTCCCCTATATAAGTATAGGGCGAAATACTTATTGAGCCCTGGTAAGCAAGCTTGAAAGCTTGCGTTGAATTGTATTTATGCTTAAGTGGGGATACCTCTGTCATGGCACTGGTTACCCCCTACAACCCCTGGAGGATCTTTGGATAGGCAGTTAAGTCCAGAGGAAGCTAGGAAAGAATTGATCTTGTTGGTGCGCCAAGGGCGCACTATTGTGGATGCTCTTAAAGTAATAGGTCGCTCTCGCTCTTGGTATGATACTCAGCGCCGTGAAGCTCAAGGCTTCTCGGCTTTGATTGATAATGCTCGGTTTAGGAATGCTGACCTCGCTGATTCAGCTCGGTCTAATTTGTCTGACTTTGGTGATTTCTCTGCCAAGTATCTTGGTACGATTGTTCCTCCCCATATGTTAAATGTGGTGGATATGTTGGAAGGACGGGATCCGTCCTTTTTGCACCCTTCGATGGTATATGAGAAGGGTTCTGCTGGTTTGTCCCGGTTGTTGGTGAACACTCCCCCCAACCATGCTAAGACCATGACGATCACTATTAATTATGTGACGTACCGTATTGTGAAGAACCCAAACATTAACGTCATGGTTATTTCTAAAACCCAAGAGCAAGCTAAAAAGTTTTTGTATGCCATCAAGCAACGCTTGACGCATCCCCGGTACGCCGACCTTCAGGTAGCCTTTGGTCCCGCCGATGGTTTCAAAGCCACCGCTGACCAATGGTCAGCTACCAAAGTATACCTCGGTGGAGACACCAGAGACTCTGACGCTAAAGACCCCACCATAGAAGCCATAGGCATGGGTGGACAAGTTTACGGTAACCGCGCTGACCTTATCGTCTTAGACGACGTTGTGACCCTCTCCAACGCTAGCGAATGGGGCAAGCAGCAAGAATGGATCCGACAAGAGGTTGCCTCCCGCCTTCCACCGGGAGGGGGGCAGCTTCTTGTTGTTGGTACCCGCGTCTCAGCAGTTGACCTATATAAAGAACTCAGATCAACCGCACACTACACAGACGGTGTCATACCCTGGTCATACCTTTCAATGCCAGCCGTACTAGAATACGCTGACAAACCCGAAGACTGGAAAACACTCTGGTCAAAGTCGCAACAACCCCTCACCGAAGACGACACACCCGATGAGAACGGTAACTACGACAGATGGACTGGACCGCGTCTCGCAGCGGTCCGTAACGAGGCTGGACCATCAAAGTGGTCTTTGGTATACCAGAACCTCGACATTGCAGAGAATGCAATCTTCGACCCGACATGCGTCAGAGGCGCAGTTAATGGTATGAGAAAGCCGGGTGCGTTGGTTGCAGGCGCAGCGGGTCATCCTGAGAACTCCCAAAACTTTTATAGGGTGATCGGGATTGATCCAGCCATGTCTGGTGACACGGCAGCTATTGCTTACGCGGTTGATCGCAGGACACATAAACGCTATGTCATGGATGTTCACATCATGACTGCTCCTACACCTGCAGCAATTCGGACTCTCATTAGAGAATGGACAGACGCATATCATCCCCACACTATTATTGTGGAATCAAATGCGTTCCAACTTTTTCTTACACAAGATGAAGAGATTAGAAACTTTTTATCCACACGAGGAATCAACTACCGACCTCACTATACGGGAAACAATAAACAAGATCCCGAGTTCGGCGTAGCCTCACTTGCACCACTGTTTGGCACCATCATTAAGCGAGATGGTGTCAACAATAACTTCAAACATGCTGGCGATAATCTTATCGAATTGCCAGACTCGTCGAAGTCAGAACATGTTAAGAAACTCATTGAACAACTAGTAACCTGGCAACCAGGCAAACAAGGTAAACAATTAAAAATGGATGCCGTCATGGCACTATGGTTCTGCGAAATTGTAGCCAGAGAAACACTCTTAACATCAACCAATGTACCTAACTTCCTTAGTAATCAATTCACCCCCAGGGGTCAAGTGGAATCAAGGTACCTCATCAACCTAGATGATCTCGCTGCACAACAGCGAGTCGTAAGATTGTGAAGCCAATGACAGATCTTGTAAATGCATTCGAACAATTAAAAGTTCGAAATACCGAGCGCGATAAGCGCATGCGCGAGGTTGCTCTTATTAGAGCAGGCAATGCTGAACAGGTTTTTCCTGGTCTTTTCCCAGAGGGTGTATGGTCACGTCCGATCATTGCCAATCTTATTGATGTTGTTGCTCGAGATATTGCTGAGCAAGTTGGCGTGCTCCCTACCATTACTGCTGCTGGTGATTCTTCTTTAGATGATAATCAGCGTACCAAGGCTGATAAGAGAACAAAGATTGCTAACTATTATGTTGCAGCTTCTCGTCTTGGTACGGAACTACTGCGTGGCGCAGATCAATTAGCAACCTATGGTTTTGTTCCTCTTCGTGTCGAACCACACTTCAAGGATCAAAGACCACACATTCATGTCGAGAACGCGTTTGGAGCATATTTCGACATTGATCGTTTCGGTACGGTAAACACTTATGCTCGTTCCTATCATCGTAAAGCTGGAGATCTTGCTGCCCATTTTCCGGAGCAGGCAAATGTTATTCTTCAAACTGGTTCCTTCGGCGCAAGGACCGACGGTAACTCACTTCTTGAAGTGGTACGATGGATGGACAAGAACACTACTACTTTGTTCTTGCCTCAACGCGGAGGTTTAGTCCTTGCCCAAACGCCAAACAAACTTGGTCGAGTCCCAGTTGCGGTTGCTTTCCGTCCTTCACTTGATGGCGAACAACGGGGTCAGTTCGACGATGTACTCCCAGTCTATGCAGCAAAAGCGCGTCTCGCGCTCCTCACTATGGAAGCTGTTCAAAAGTCTGTTGAAGCTCCTCTTGCTTTGCCCAATGATGTTACTCAGCTTAGCATTGGTCCCGATAGCGTCATTCGCTCGAATAGTCCGGAAAAGATTCGCCGGGTAAATCTTGATGTTCCTCAGTTTGCTTTTGCTGAGAACAATGTTCTTGCTGATGAAATGAAGTTGGGTACTCGTTTTCCTCAAGCTCGTGCGGGTCAAGCCGAAGGTTCCATAGTAACTGGTCAGGGTGTAAAAGCCTTAATGGCTGGTTATGATTCACAAATTAATGTGTATCAATCTATTCTTGGCGAGGCAATCGGTCAAGCAATTTCTATTGCTATGCAAACTGATGAAATTTATTTTGGAAATATTACCAAAGAAGTTTCGGCTAAAGCCAATGGTGTTCAATACAAGTTGAACTATAAGCCATCTTCTGACATTAAAGGTAATTATGGTGTCACTGTTGAATATGGGTTAATGGCTGGGCTTGATCCTAACCGCGCTTTAGTATGGGGATTGCAAGCTCGTGGAGATAAACTTATTTCTCGTGGCATGTTGCGTCGTAATCTTCCTATCTCAATTAACGCGGGTGAGGAAGAGCGAGCTATTGATATTGAAGAAATGCGTGACAGTTTGAAGTCATCTGTGTCTTCTTTGGCACAAGCTATTCCGCAAATGGTTTCTCAAGGACAAGATCCTATGAAGATTGTTAATGCTATGGCTAGTGTTATTAATGATCGCAAAAAGGGTACTTCATTAGAGGATGCTGTAGCTAATGCGTTTAAGCCTGAAAAGCCTAAACCTGCTGCCCCTGGCGTACCTGAGACTGAAACTCCCGGTATGCCTGGTGAACCAGGCGCTGGGCAAATGCCACAAATGCAAAACCAAGGTCGACCACCTATGCAGGAACTCCTCGCGGGGCTCACTGGTGGGGGTCGTCCTAATTTATCTGCGAGAGTTACTCGTCAAATACCAGCATAACAAGGAGAAAAAATGTTTGGAAAGCAAGGAAAGCCAGCCAAGGCTATTGTCGGCGTAAAGATCGAAGGCAAGAAGCCAGGCGGAAAAGTTGTCGGTGGCGGAATGGTGAAGCAAGGTATCACCCCCAAGGGCATCAAGGGCAATAACAACAAGCTTAAGTAAATTTTAATCAAATTTAAGTAAAGGATAATTATGGCAGCCAAGGGCAATGGTAAACCCGCTACCCCAAAAAAGTTTAAGCAGGCTAGAGCCGACGCACGTCCGGCTGCCAAGGCTGCCTTCAGTGGTAAATCAAAAGCAGGGTTGAAAGATCCTACTCTTAAATTAACCGCCGATGATAAAAAAGCTATTTCTGAAATGCAAAAATCTGGCAGGGCTGATACAAAAGCTGGTTTAACCCAAGCGGATACTGAGGCTCGTGCTGCCGAACGGCAACGCGCTTTGGATCGATTCCGTCAAGGTGAATCTGGACCTTCTTCTACTTCCCCTAAGTCTACTCCGGTGGTAAAAGATGCGCCTTCCAAGCCTCGCTTGCAGGGTACTTCTCAAGCAGCTGCATCTAAGCCAGCCAAAGCCCCTTCTGGTAAGGCAGCTAACAGCAGCCCCGGATCGAGCCAAGGTATTAGCAAAGTTGAAAAGCCTGAAACTAAGCCTCAAACTAAGAAGCCTTCCACTACTCGCACCGCCACTCGTGGTGCTAGCAGTGTCAGCAAGCCTGGTAAGTCTTTGGCTATTCGTCCCGATGCAGTTATTTCGCCAAAAGAACGGCAACGCTATCAAGGTATGTTTGCAGATAACTCTCCTAAGACTGGCAAAGAAGTTGCCATTCGTTCTAAGGGTACGGTGGCTACTACTTCCACTAAGGGTGGAGCTCCTGCCGTTCGTGAAGCTAAAGTTACTGTTATTCCTCGCGCTGAAACTGCAAAGCCCAAATTTGGTAAAATCAAAGCAGGTGGCAAAGGTTTATTAGGAACTGCGGTTGCTGCCGAAGGCTTAAGCATGGTTAAAGGTTCTACCGATAAAGACCTTAAAGAGCTGGATCGCTTAAAGGCTAAGCTTGCCAAGGCTCAAGGTAAAACTTATAAGCCTGGTTTCTTTGGTAATTTTAAAGCAGACGCTGCTGGTGAGCTTTCTCAACTTGGAAGTCTTGCCACTATGGGATTAGTGGGAAAGACTCGTCGTCAATATATGGATGAGTTAAATACCAAGATCGCCAAGGCTGAGGCAAAGAAGGCAGCCGTTAAGAAACCTTCTGTTCCCGTACCACCCGTAGGAACCGCCCAAGGTGGTATGCCAGGCGGAGGAATTGCCAAGGCTCAATCAGCAGCTTCTATGGCTACCAAGAAGCCACAGATTCCAGCGGGTGGACCATCAGGTGGTTCTGCTGCTCCTAAGGGATCTACGGGCAAAACAGTGGCTCCTGGAGGGGTATATACCGTCGTGAAGGGCGATACCTTATGGGATATTGCCAAGCGTCATGGCGTAACCTTAAAGCAGGTTCGTGAAGCCAACCCAGTATTTACAGAAAATCCCAAGTACAAGAACGGATCAATGATCTGGTCGGGGACAAAGGTACGAATTCCAGGAAAGTAGGTGACCCATGGCTGAAGCCGTTAGCGGTCCAGGGGCGTTTTCACAACGCACCGATCTTCCACAAAAACAAGGGATAAAGGCATTGCCTAACGCAGCGTATGGGGAGCAACAAGACTTCCAAGGCATCCAACAGGGTGCTCCAATGGAGAAGGCATCTAACCCTATGGCTGATGTTGTCCCGTTGAATGCTCCTACCCAGCGACCTGGGGAACCAGTCACTGCAGGAGTGGACGCTGGTCCAGGTCCTGGTAGAGAAATCCTTGGTTTGAGCAATCCTGTTGATTCTCAATTACAAGATCTTTCAATGCTTGCTGAATATATTCCATTAATGCAGCAATATGCAGATTCTCAACAGTCAACGGGAACGATGAAGGCTTTTGTTAAATACCTTCGGAGTCAAACAGGGTGAAAATTTTGCAAAAGTTTGAAGACAACCTTGAGTATCTTGGATTTGAGATGGCTCCAGTTGCTTGGGATTTAGCTCGTTTTCCTTTTAAGAATGATGCAGACCGAACCGCATTGCTTGAAGAACTGACCGCAAAGAAGGAGGCTGTGCCTAATGACGGACAGCAACCAACCGCTTGATTGGTCGTTATGGAACAGCAATATGCCACAGAATGCTGCTGGAGAACCAGCAGCACCTGTATCTACAATTGATGGTTTTAAAAAAAAGCAAAAAGATGATGGCACCAAGGTTGGTGGAATTGAATCTGCTGTCCTGCCCAAGTTAGAAAGTGCTATCAAGTCTGGTAAAAGCAATGCTGCTACTGGATGGCTCGTTAACCCAGCAATGCGCGTGATGGAAACATTCGGCAAGCGTGTAGTACAACCCTTGACTCAAGGTGTATCCACTGGGTTCCTTACTGTAGAAGCTTTGCAGCAAGGAAAGGGAGCAGAGTCTTTCAGGTTTGCTAAAGAACAAGCCAAAAAGATTTCTATGGGTCAAGCTTTGGCAACCGAAGTTGGTCAAGCATTGGGTGGTGGATTTATTCCATCTAGTGTTACCCCTACCTTTATGGATCCAGGTTTTAATGTTTTTGATGATGCTCAAAGAACCAAAGCTTTTCGTGATGAATGGTGGGGAATAGCAGCATCTGGAAGCACTGATCTTGCATTAGCTGCTATTGGAACCAAGGGTGCTGGAACATTAGTTAAGAGTGGTGTAAAAGCTGCCCTGGGTCCTAAGAAAATTTATACCCCACAAGATATGAATGTCTTTAGGAACAAGGCACAAGAAACTGTTGATTGGGCTAAAGCTGCAGATGGAACACCACCACCATCTGGTCTTGGTGTATTAATTAATAATGCTGTTAAAGAAACAGATGTTACTAAACTGTCTGCAAACCCACTTGTTTCTGAAACATCTAATCCTTATCGTACGGCAACCATTCTATCTCGTTTAGATAATCATGAAGATGTTGCAAACTATCTTCTTGCTGAGCGTGGGGATGCTCAGGCATTTAATAACTTTTTCAAAAGCAAGCCACTTGCTGCTGACCATTTAGATAACTATGGTATTAATAATTTTGAACCAATTTCAGATTGGTCAACGATTCATTTAGATACAATCAGTCCTAAACTTACTGATCGTTACCAAGCATTGATCGACGCTAAAGCAAAAACTGATCCTAATTTTGCTGCTGCTCTTGATGACTTTAAATCTAAAGCAACTTCCGGAGTAATCGAAAGTTATCAACCTGGTCGTTTTGGCTTTGCAGAAAATATTGCTTTACAGAAGAAGAATCTTTCTCTTGCTGCAAAGTACGGTGATATTAAACTTTTTGGAAAAGATGCTGTAGACAGCGGTTGGAAAACTTCTGTTTATCAATCAGAAACATATGATCGTGCTATTAGAACAATAGCATGGGTTGGATCTGGAAGACCTCAGGGTCATATTAACATTTCTAATCCTCGTAAATTTGAAGCATCCAATGATCTCCTTTCAGATCTTAATCGCCTTCAAATGCTACGCGGTGCTTCTGGAGCTCAATTCAAAAGAGACATGGTCAAGAAATTTCTTGATGCTCAAGATGATACTCAACGTGCCATTGCTCTTGCGGATATTGAAAAGCAAGTTATGTTTAAGCTTGCAGATAGTTATGGCGTTAAGTCTGTTGGCGGGATAACCACGGATAAAGATGCTGTAGATCAAATTACGCGTTGGCATGTAGGCACTTCTCAACGCAGACAAACCATTAAGCAGTATGCAGTTAATCATGGTTTTATACCAGATGATAACGGCAATCTTAATGTTACTAATTTTTGGTCACCCACCAATGAAGCTCAAACTGTTCCCATGCTTGATTTCCGCAAGCTTGAAATTGAGGTAATGTTACAGACAAAGCGCCTTGCTGGCGCTGCTGCCCCTATATCCAAGGGACAGATAGCTGGAGCATACGCATCTAGAGCGTTAATGTCCACTGGTCAAGTTCTTGATTTAGCAAATATGGTTTTTAATAGTTTGAACCTTTTGCGCGTTGCTTACATTCCCAAGAACTCTATGGTTGATCCGCTTGCTCGCGGAAGCATGGCTATGGAAAGCACCGAACTTATTAACAATATTTTTCCAGGAGCATCTAATGCTGCATACAATTCTTCGTTAAGAGCTCAGTCCCTTGGTCGCTGGATACCGGGAACTGCTGGTTCTACATCAAGAAAAATGGAAAAAGCAATTTCCAAAGAAATGGAACTTCTTAAAGGAGATCTAGATAAGGCTGTTCCAGCATGGGAAACTGCTCAAAAAGATTATGATATTGCAAACTCTTTATATGTTAGCGCTAAAAACAAGCAAGCAAAAGCTGCTGCTAAAGCGAATAAACTTAAAACACCTGACGCTGAAACTGCTATGTTTAATGCAGACAAAGCTGCTTGGGAAGCAGAAAAAGAATTATCAAATGCCAAAGATATTTTGGATAGAACTGGATCAAGCGTCCAGGGACTTTCTACCGTTATGGAAAAGCACCGGGCTAAATTAACTCAATCCGTTATTGCTACTGGCAATAAGAATAGATATCGACATCTTGGTCAAGATGCTGAGATCATTGAGGTAAATGGTAAGAAGTACAACATCGCTGGACTTGCTGATCCAAATGTTCGTGGTGCTAACGCCTATATGTCCGAAGTTGATTCAGCACAAAACTTTATTAATACTGCTATGCAATCTGAAATTAGCAGAAACCTTAGTTCTCGTGGAGCACGATTTGTAACCATAGCAAGCAATGAAGGCAAACCATATTGGAATGCTTTGACCCACGTTGCTAATCGTCAAGTTCGCAATGAACTTGATATGCCTATTGGTATGATGATGCGTGGAGATGATCCTGCTTCCATCCTTAAATGGCTTTATACTGGAGATGCTGGCAAAGAATACCGTCGTCGTATGGCTTCTCGGGCGGGTAGGGATTTAACTCAAGAAGATTTTGCCACATGGATTTCTACCACTTCAGATAAACTGAATAAAATGTATCCAAGTCAAGAACTTCGTGATCTTATTCTACAAAGACCAGTAAGCATTAAAGAAGTTGAATCTCTTCTTAAGGGAAGAACTGATCTTTCTCCTACGGTTGATGGACCAAACATTGATCTTACAGATCTAAGCAATGCTGAACGCAAGTTTGCTAAAGTTCTCGGAGCTCAGGATGCAGCGTGGAGACTTTTAGCTGCATCTGAAACTCGCATGGTTCGTAATCCAATGTTCTTATCTTATACACGCGAAGAGATGAAAACTCTTATTGCTGCAGCGCATAGGGCTGGAATAGATCCGTCTGAATCTGTTGTGAATAATCAAATTCGCCAAGTTGCTTATCGCAATGCTCTTGCCCGTGTTGAAAAAACTTTGTATTCTTCTCGCCGTCTTACTAATGGTATGTATGCTGCTCGTTATGCTATGAGCTTTCCATTAGCTTTCTTCAACAGCCAAGCAGTAGCTTTGCGATTGATGGCGAAGAATCCAATGAACGCATATTGGTATAATAGTATTGCCAATGCTTTTGATAACTTTCATGCATATGAAGATAAAAATGGTAATACATATAAATCCGCATCTGATGTTCCTAAGGGAACTCAAGTCACTGTAAGTTATCCACTTCCATTTGGAAATAAATTACCGCAATGGGCTAAGGATGCTTTGCAGCCATATGTCGACAAACGCGGTGGTGGAGTCAAGTGGAATCCAAAACAGATGGCTTTCATGTTAGCTGATCCAAGCGTTTCTTGGTTTGGTACGGTAGCAATTTCTGATCTTGTTAGCCATGGATTTAATACTCCTCTATGGAAAGCTCATGGAGAAGATATATCAACAGCTTTGCGTTCTGCTCTTGGAAATGATGTTTATGAAAATAGTATTTTGTATGGTGGTTATCCTACAGAAGGCAGCAATCTTATGAAGATTGCAGCGAATACTGTTCTTCCTGGATATATGCAATCAACTTTAGATGCCATTGGTCTAACAAAGAGTGATCGTCATTTGGATGAAATATACACTCATTATAGAACATTGTATTCTGAATGGGATCGTAATGGAAGAGTTGGTGAACCACCAACTATGGAAAAGGCTGCAGCAGCTGCTGGAAATATGGCTTTCATTAGAGCCATAGCACAATTCAATCTTCCAATTGCTACCAGTTTTGATCCAGTAACGCGAGCTGCTACTTCATACTACGCCAAACTTCTTAAAGAAAATGGCGGAGACTATAACGCTGCACAGAAACAAATGGAAAGTGAATGGGGTGTTGACTCTATTGCACTCATTGGTTCTAATCAAAAGAATGTTGCTGGTATAGCTCCGAATATTGCTGATATTAAAATGATTAGAAATAATAAAACCCTTCTTGAAAAGATTGCAAGAACTGATCCAAATTATGCTCAAATGCTTTCTGTTGGGTATGGAGATATTACCGATCAGGGTCAGTATTCTGTTGAGGTTTCCTCTATCTATAAGGGTCTTGACTTTCCTGGAACCATGACAAAACTTACCACTAAGAAAAGTGATCTTGAATTAAAGCAAGACATTGAATCTAAGCGTGGTTGGTATGAATATAATAAAGCCGTACAGTGGCGTGATTCTACAATGTATCAATGGGGAGTTAAATCAACTTCTGATTCTAGATATGAAACACTTGGTATTAAACAACAGTTTGATGGCATGGTTAAACAAACAGCTCAAGACTTTAAAGGTTGGGCTATTCAACGCCAGAAGAGTAGAAATGATTTTTGGTTAAGTACGTTTCCTATGATTGAAACTATTGCCAATGATCCTGCATGGCGTAAAAAGGCAGATGCTGCTGGTCCTAAATGGCAAGAGATTTCTTATTGGGTTAATGTAGCTAATGATTTTAAGAATCAATATGATTCTCCCATGAGTTCAACTGCACGCAAATCTTCTCTTGTTGATGACTTTTCACAATTTCATTATAACTTTATGCAAGGTGCATCCGATGAGTTTGGTGCTTTTGCTTCGCGTTGGCTTGAGTCAATGCCTCAACTAGATATAGGTCAGGTGATTGGTTAATGACACCCAAGCCAAAAGTTAATACCACTGATACAGATGGTGATGGAATCATTGATATTAATGATTCTCAACCACAAGTTCCAAATGTTACAGTAGCAAATAACGGTTATATCCAATCTGGACCAAATGCTGGTCAACAAATACTTAAGCCTATTGTTTCTAATATTCAACTTCCTGGAGTTCCTCGTGGAGTAAGTCCAGATGAAGCAAAAAATTGGTTTAAGTATTTATCATCAAACAATAAATCTTTATATGATCAATTTGTTGCAAATGCTAAAGCCCTTGGCATACCTGGCGATTCTAAAACAATGCAAACATTATGGAATGATGCTGTTGATTGGACTCAAGCAATAGGTAGCAATAGCACTAGTCCTCAACAATACTTCAGTGTTATTAATCCAGAGGCTTACCAAGATATTTCTGGAAATAAGTATGGCACTACTCAGCAATATCAAAAAACTGTTACCGAGTATAGCCCATCCACGGCTGCACAAAATGTGCAGCAGACATTCAAAGGTGAGCTTGGTCGGGAAGCTACGGCTGGAGAGGCGACTGCCTATACCCAAGCGGTCAACAAGGCAGCGTCTACTTCCGCAGCAGCATTTTCTGGATCGACAACTACTTCACCAGGAGCTGATGGAAAAACTATTTCTTCTACGGTGGGTAAGCAAACAACTGGTTTTGATCCTACAGAGTTTTCTAAGAACTTTGCTAGAAGCATGCCAGACTATGCAGAGAACTATGCTGCTAGAAATTTTATGTCTTTAATTCAACAATCATTAAGTGATCCCAACCGTATCGGCAAGGTGGTCTAACAGTGGCAACTCCAACCAAGACATCTACCTCTGCCGTTAAGACTGCTACTGCTAGCAGCCAGTTCACCAAAGTTCCAGCAGTTCCAACCCCTAGCCCTACGGTAGCAACTAAGCAAGACACCATGACCATTGCTTCTCTTGAGGCTAAATGGAGTATCGCTGCTGCGGTTATTAAACAAGACCCTAGTCTTTTAGAAGTTTTGTACAAAATTCTTGGTACTGATGCTGCTGGAAATAAGATCAGTGGACAGATTACTGATCCAGTTCTTCAACAACAGTTATTGATGAATACTGATTGGTTCAAAAAGAACACTGATGACTATCGTAAGTTTCAATATTATAAAGAAACTAACCCAGCAACATTCAACGCAGACCTTGCGGAAAATGCTAAGACTATAGCTCAAAAATATTTTGAGAATGGCATTAAGATTGAACCATCTGTCGCAATAAATCTTGCTGAACAAGCAATGATGAAGAGCGCTATTGTTAATGGTAAAGCTGTTAATTATGATACAAGCTGGCTTAATCGATCAATGGCTGATGCCATTGACTTTACTAAAACCAAGACCATTGGTGGAGTAAAAGTTTATGACATGCAAGGTAACATAGCAAATATTGCCAATAGTCTTTATCAAACAGCAAATGATTATGGTTTTAAGGCTAGCCTTTCTGATAAGAACTTCACTGATTGGTTTCAATCAAATGTTAAGGGTCTTGTGTCTGGAGATATTCTTCCAGACCAGGTTGCAAACGAACTCCATAGTCGGGCGATATCTATGTTCCCCGGGTTGGCTCCACAAATTCAACAAGGTAAAACATTGCGCGATGCAGCAGATCCTTGGTTGCAAGCCATTGCTAGTACATGGGAAGTGGATCCCAATAGTCTTGATTTGAACAATGATTTTGTTCAACGTGTCCTTAATAATCAAGACGAAAAAGGAAACGTGGCTCCAATGAATCTTTATGAAGCCAAAAAGACTGCACGTCGCAGTCCTCAATTTGACTACACCAGCACTGCTAAAGAAGAAAAAACTGGGATCGCTTCCAAGATCCTTAAAGACTTCGGATTCTTGGGGTAATGAATGTTTGATCAAAACTTTTGGAACGCTATAGCGTCAACTGCTGAAGCAAGAACCACTGCTGCTGTTCAAAAAACAAATGACATTGTTGCCGAAATGAAAAGAGCAACCGAGGCTGCCTTTGCTCCCGCAGTTACGCCAACACCCATTTCTGTCAGTAACAGGGCTGGAGCAGATCGTGCTGGCGGAGATGCGGGAATGCAACCATCTGCATCAACCCCGGTTCAAGTAGTTCCCGCTCCACAGGTCGTAGATCCAACGGAGTCTGCTCGTATTCAAACAGCAAAACCAGTTGCTCCAGAAAAAGCTGCTCAGGGAGCAGCCGGTGCTACCGCTGCAACATCTTCTCCAACACCCACGCCAACACCCGCGCCTACACCCACAACCCCAAAACAAGAAGATCCAGCTTTGCAAGGAGTTCTTGCAGAAATTGCAAAATTAGTTCAACAAAATGCTGCTCAAGCTTCTTCGCAAGTTGCACAACAACAATCATTTACCGAAGCAATTAGCGCTTTAAACACCCCAAAAGTTGTTGGTCAACAAACTGTTCGTAGGCTTGGAGGAGTGGTAGAGACATTTGAAAAAATGTCTGATGGCACTACTGGTAAATTAATTAGTTCTGATAAAGATTATTCTGCTAGAGATTCAGCTATGAAAATGTTTGAGAATACTGGTCTTGGTCAAACATTTATTACATCACTTATGAATACCATAGATAAAGTTTATGCAGAAAACATTATGCCAACAGATGCACAAGTAACTAATTCTATTTATAACAGTGATGCATATAAGACACGTTTTGCAGCAAATCAAGTTATTGCTCAACGGTTGTCGAGTGGCAAAGGGTTGCCAGGAGATAAGCTTCTCACTCCAGCGGAGTATATTGCTACCGAGAATACGTTTAGAGATCTTATGGTTGAAGCAGGATTGCCTTCTGGTTTCTATGATACGCCAGAAGATTTTTCTAAATTCATAGAAAACAATACCAGCGCAGCAGAAGTTTCCGCTCGTATCAATGTTGCTAAATCCGCTTTACAAAATGCTGATAAAAATATTGTTAACGCATTAAAGACTTATTATGGTTTTGATAATAATGATTTGGCTGCATATCTTCTTGATCCAGCTAAAGCAATGGATATAGTTAACGCCAATCAATTTAAGTATACATCAACCCAGGCAAAGCAAATGCTTACTGCTGCCCAAGTTGGTGGAGCAGCGCTTAGTGCTGGCACTACAGCAAGCAAAGGTTTGTCTGAAGAAATCGCTACTGCTGGCAAGGAAGGTCAATCAGCTCAAGCGTTCCAGACTGCATCACAAAGTCAGAAAGATTATAGTCGTCTTCTTGGACTATCTGGTCAAGTCGCTGGTAGTGAAGATCTTGTTCGTCAGCAACTTGATCTTACTGGTGGTGCTGAAATTGCCAAGAATACTAAGAAACTTGCATCTAGAGAAAGAGCAAGATTCCAGCAACAGGGAGCACTTGGACAAAAATCTTTGTCTAAGAGAACAGACCTGTAACTAGTTTCCGTCCCGGATCTACCAGCCCCGGTGACGTGTATAAGTCTGGCAGTCATCGCGTCCATGATCGGGTTCCCCTGCCCAGGAGTGCGTGCGGTGCAAACCTGATGAAGGTAACTACTAATAGGGAGAAAAACAATGGCAGAATACGAGTACGACATCGAAGATGATACCGAGGACTTTGGTACTGACTTGGTTAAGAAACTAAGAAAGCAAGTTGAATCACTTTCTAAACAACTTAAGGAAAGAGATCAAACTCTTTTGGAGTTTCAAGCATATAGTCACGAAGCAGCAATTGGTGAAATCTTAGAAGGTTATGGACTCAATCCAAAGATTGCTAAATTCATCCCAGAGGATGTTGAAGCCGATGAGGATGCAGTAGCCGAATGGTTAAATGAATACGGCGATGCCTTTGGTATCACTGCCGTTGAGGAATCAGCATCTGACGATGCTGATGCCCAAGCTTATGGGCAAATATCAGACTTTGAAGAGGGCGGTATCGATCCATTTGTGGGTCAAGATATTGCTTCAAGGATTGCGGGAGCCACCTCTGCTGAGGAACTCACCAGTCTTCTTCGTGGCTGATATATAAACACATCAACCCTATAGAAGGAAACAATGCCAACTACACCAGCTACATCAACAACGACATCAACGATGTCGAACTTGATCCAAACTGCGTATGATAAGTTCATTGAGTTCAACCTTCGTTCAGAGCCAATGTTCCGCAAGTTTGCGGATAAGCGCCCTGTCGATGTAACGAACCCAGGGAACACTGTCGTATTCCAGGTATACACGGATCTTTCACGCGTTTCCAGCGCACTAACCCAAACCGAAGATCCAGACGCGGTGACCTTAAGCAACACTAACAAGGTTAACGTCACGGTCAACGAGTACGGCAATGCCGTAATCACGACTGAGCGTTTGGCTCTTGAAGCCATTTCGGCAATTGATCCTGCTGTCGCAGACATGTTGTCTTTCAACATGCGCGATTCGCTTGATGCTCTTGTCTGGGCAAAGCTCACCGCTCTTGCAACGGGTCGTTATACTGGAACCACCTCTGCTGACGAATCAAGCCTTAACGGTGTTGACGTTTCGTCATCTACTTCTAACACCAAGATCACTGCAGCTCTTGCACGCCAAGGCGTTGCCAAGCTTCGTGGAGCATCTGTTCAACCTCGTGATGGTGGTTTCTACACCGCCCTCATTCACCCAGATGTTTCGTACGATCTTCGTTCGGAAGCACAATCAAGCGGATCTGCCGTATGGCAGCTCCCACACACCTACACCGATGCCGGTGTGGGTAATCTTTGGAATGGTGAGATCGGTATCTTCGATCAGATCCGCTACATTGAAACCCCACGCGCTGAATCCCTTTCGGGATCTGGCGTAAACAAGATCTACAAGACTGTCATCCTCGGCAAGCAAGCCCTCATTGAGGCTGTTTCTTACGAGCCTAAGACCGTCATTGGTCCTGTCACCGACAAGTTGATGCGCTTCCGCCCAGCGGGTTGGAAGGGTCTTCTCGGATGGAACATCTTCCGTCCAGAAGCACGCTACATCGTCACCTCAAAGTCAAGCATCGCGTCTTAATTTGAGAGGAGGGGGGCTCTTCGGAGCCCTCCTCCACCACGGTATTGATTCTATTCTATAAAGGGGAAAAACAATGGCACAAGAAAAGTACTCAGCAAAAGCTTCTGCAAAGCAGAACAAAGCATACAACATGTTTGAGAAATCAGAATCGTCAAAGATGAAGAAGGCTGAATTAAAGAAGCCTGAAACCAAATCTGAAAAAGCTAAAGAACTTAAGGCTGGCATGCACATGATGAATGGCAAGCCAATGAAGAACTCTTCTATGAAAAAAATGGGCAAGAAGAAGTAAATGGCTGTTAATAAAGTAAATAAAGTAATGAAAGAATTTAAAGCTGGCTCACTACATTCTGGTTCTAAAAAAGGACCAACTGTTAATTCACGCAAGCAAGCCATTGCTATTGCATTGAGTGAAGCAAGCAAGGCTAAAAAGAAAGGCAAGTAAATGGATCCACGCCTTGAGAGAGCTGGTGTTTCTGGTTTTAATAAACCAAAGGCAACGCCTTCTCATCCAACAAAGTCTCATATTGTTGTAGCCAAATCTGGTTCACAGATTAAGACTATTCGTTTTGGACAACAAGGCGTATCAGGTTCACCAAAGAAGGCTGGCGAAAGCAAAGCTTATGCCCAACGTCGCCAATCATTTAAAGCACGTCATGCTAAGAACATTGCAAAAGGTGTGATGTCGGCAGCGTACTGGGCAAATAAGGTGAAATGGTAATGGCAAAAATATTTCGTGGACCCACATACCGTTATAAACTAGGTAGACCAAATGATCTTTGGTTTGTTTCATATCAAAAAGGAAAAACCGTTGTTAAACGCGACGGTGTGTGGAGTACGGTCATTACACCACAAGATAGTTTTCTTCAATCTTGTCAGCGTTATTTGCGAAGTGGTTATGAAGAACCCATTACAGAGGCTGAAGCTGCGGAGCTTACCGCAGCAGGGTATGGAGATTATGTTTTTAATGAGTAACTGTAGAACAGGATGCGCTACCCAAAACCATGATTCGTGGGGTGAGTGCGCTCGCAACGCAAACATTAGTACAGCCAATATGCAAATTGCTTTGGTTTCTCGTGGCACTGATGCCGAGTTGGGTGCTTATCGTGATGCAAGGAAGCAAGGCATTCAGCCTGCTTCCACTAAAATGCATGATGTTATTGCTGCTACTCGCGCTTCAGACAAACTTGGTAGGGCGGTGCAAGCGTAATGTCAACATTGAATCAAATTACTGATCAGATTGCTAGCGAAATAACTGGTTATGTTCGCGCCCAGGAATCTATTACATATGCGGTCAACGCAGTAACTGCTACTGATCTTACTGTAACGGTTGATGATACTACAGCAATCTCTAAAGGAATCATTGAGATAGATGATGAGCTTCTTTATGTAAAGAAGTCTGTTGCAAGCAGCGGTTCGTTACAGATCCTTGGTAGTACTAGTAATCCTGTTGGTAGGGCGTGGCGTTCAACTGCAGCTACTAGCCATGTTGCTGGTTCTATTGTTCGTAACAATCCTATTTTTCCACGGTCACAAATTAAACGTGCTGTGAATGAAACAATTACGGGAATGATTTTTCCATGCATTGCAAACCAAACTTTTACTTTCAACGGCAGCACATATGCTTACGAAATGCCCAGCGCTATGGTAGACATTACGGGAGTATCTTGGGAACTTCCGGACGCAAGTGGTGTGTGGGGACTTATCAAGCGTTGGAGAATAGATACAAACTATTATAATGGTACTACCACAACGCAAGCAATTATTTTAAATGAAGCACCACAACCCGGTAAGTCCGTTCGTGTTCAATACACAAAGCCTCCTACTGCCATTACTGATTCACAAGAAATTACTGCAAGCGGTTTGCCTGCTTCTTGTGAGGACGTAGTCCGGCTTGGTGCAATGTGGCGTTTGCTTACAACGGTTGACCCAGCCAAGACTCTTATTACTTCCGTTGAAGCTCGTGCTATGGATCGTTTCTCTCCTGTTACTGCTGGTGCTTCTACCAGTGCTGCAAAATATATTTTTCAACTTTACACTGTTCGGCTTCAAGAAGAAATAGCAAAGCAACAATCCTTTTTCCTCAACACCATACAGTATTCGAGGTAATACATGCCCCCAAGTCGTTATTATAGTTCTCAAGCAGCTAAGACAACTTTGTCTTTAGCTATGAGCAGTGTGTCAACTACTCTTGAAGTTGCTGCATCTACTAACTTCCCAACTCAGTATCCGTTTATTCTTGTTCTTGAGAAGGATACAGCCAATGAGGAAGCGGTTCAAGTTGATTCCAAGGTTGGTTCAACATATAACATTACGCGAAGCTACGATGGTTATACTGCTAAGTCGCATTCCGTTGGTGCATTGGTTGAGCATGGTGTTACCGCTAAAGACTTTACTGACTCTAGGGCTCATGAGATCGCTACAACTACTCATGGTGTTACTGGTGACATTGTTGGTACTGGGGCTGCACAAACCTTTACTGGTATAAAGACTTTCTCTGCATCACCAATTATTGCTGGTGCTACTATTAGTGGAACATTTACTTCTACCGCCACTATCAGTGGTGGCACCATTACTGGTGCTACCATTACTAATCTTCCAGCACCCACCAGCGCTAATGATGCTGCTACTAAAACATATATTGATACTCAGACGGTAAGCGCTGCAGCTTCTGCTACTGCAGCAGCTTTGTCTGCAGCGTCTTCAGCAACTAGCGCTTCTAGTTCTTTAACTTCTCAAACTAGTGCAGCTACATCTGCTACTAGCGCAGCCACATCTGCTTCATCAGCACTTGTTTCTGCTTCATCTGCTGCAACAAGTGCTACTTCTGCTGCAGCTTCAGCTTCAACTGCTTTGGCTTCCGCTGCTACCGCTACTACATCGGCAGCCACAGCAGTCACTTCAGCAGCTACTGCAACTTCATCTGCTGCAACTGCCACTACTTCTGCAGCGCAAGCTGCAACTAGTGCTACTAACGCAGCCACATCAGCAAGTTCTGCTGCAACTAGTGCATCAAGTGCTCTTACTTCTCAAACCTCTGCTGCCACCTCAGCATCATCGGCTGCAGCCTCGGCTACTTTATCAGCAGCTAGCGCTGCAACTGCTACCACGTCGGCTGCTACTGCAGTAACTAGTGCTGCAACAGCAGTTACTTCAGCTGCAACAGCGGTTTCTTCGGCAGCCACTGCAACTACATCTGCAGCACAAGCAGCCACTAGCGCCACAAGCGCAGCAGCCAGTGCTACTGCTGCTGCAACTAGTGCTACTTCTGCTGCAGCCTCTGCTACGGCTGCTGCCACTTCTGCTACTAGTGCTTCCACCTCTGCTTCTAGTGCTGCTACTTCAGCAACTTCGGCAGCTGCTAGTGCAACATCGGCAGCAGCGAGTGCAGCTACCGCTACTACTTCGGCTGCTAACGCAGCCACCAGTGCTACGTCTGCAGCAACAAGTGCATCAAGTGCAGCAACGTCTGCAAGTGCTGCAGTAGTTTCTGCATCTAGTGCAGCCACGAGCGCTTCTAGCGCTGCTGCATCTACAAGTGCTGCTGCGGTGTCAGCCAGTTCTGCTGCTACGTCTGCATCGAGTGCAGCTACCAGTGCAACTAGCTCTGCATCTTCTTATACTAGCATTGACCAAAAATATCTTGGTTCTAAGTCTTCTGCTCCTACCTTAAACAATCAAGGTGGTGCTCTTTCAACTGGTGCGTTGTATTGGAGTACTGCAACTAATGCCATGTATTCTTGGACTGGTTCAGCATGGGGAACTATTTCATCTACTGCTGATATATTCCGGTACCGATATACTGCTACTGGTGGTGAAACTAGCAAGTCTGGTTTGGATGATAATAGTCTTACCCTTTCTTATCTTGTTGGTAAAGAACAAGTTTATTTGAATGGTGTTCTTCTTGTTCGTGGTGTTGATTATACTGCTTCTACTGGTAGCAGTATTACTGCCTTAACTGCTCTTGCTGCTTCTGACGTTCTTGAGATCATTACGTTTACACCATATGATGTGTCTACTGCAGTTAATAAGTCAACCATTTCAGCCAAGGGCGATATCATTGTTGGTACTGCAGCGCAAACCCCTGGTGCTCTTACTGTAGGTGCTAACACTTATATTTTGACTGCTGATTCTACTACAGCAACTGGAATTAAATGGGCAGCACCTGCTGCTGGATACTCAGCACCAACTCTTGGCTCAACTTCAATTGCCTCTGGAGCCACAGTAACAACAATCGCTGGTCTTACTCTGACAGCACCAACATTGACTGGAACAGTAACATCATCTGGTGATATTACAATATCTGCTGCTGGTGCTTTTGGAAGTATTATAGATTTTCAAACACTTAGCTTAATGGGAGCACTATAATGAGTAAAGCAAGAACACTTGCAGATAATTATGCTGGAGACATTACTGGAGTTACTGCAGGAACTGGACTTACTGGTGGTGGTACCACTGGTGCGGTGAGTCTTGCCCTTAGTACTTCTGGTGTAACTGCGAATACTTACACTGTAGCAACCGTGACTGTAGATACTTATGGTCGTATTACTAGTGCCTCATCCGGCTCGGGTGAGTCTTTCCATCCATTCCTTCTTATGGGAGCGTAACTAATGGCGAATGCCTATAAAGTATTAGGACAATCTAATCCTGCTGCAACGACAGTAACAACTCTTTACACAGTGCCTGCTTCTACACAATCAGTAGTGTCAACTATTGTGGTTGCTAATCAGGCAGCAACTTCTGGTACTTACAGAATCATTGTTCAACCTTCAGCCGACGTGTCGGCTACTATTCTTGCTAAACAATATGTTGCATACGATTCTACTGTTACTGCTAATAATAGTACGATGATTACTATTGGTCTTACTCTTGCTACTGGTGATGTAGTGAAGGTGTATGCATCTACGGCTACTATGTCGTTTCTTGCGTTTGGAACGGAGATTTCCTAATGTCTGTTTCTAATATTGCTTCAGTATCAACTGCAGCAACATTAAAACATACTTTTACAGCAAGTGGAACTGCAACAATACCTTCTTCTAATGGTGCTGTGTATGTAATTATTGGAACTTCTACAACTGCTCCTTATTTTGCAGGTTGGGTTATTGCCAGTAGTACCGTTACTGTTGGGACTCCAACTATTTATTCAAATGCTTATTCCGCAAGTGGCGGTAATGTTTATATTTATTACTAGGAGTTAATATGGCAATTAGTACTCTCGTAACCCCAACTGCTGGCGGAATGGTATGTCCTGCTCCTGGTGCTTTAACTTTGCAACAAACTTTAACCTCTAGTGGTTCTGTCACTATTCCTAGCACCGTAACTTATGTATATGCGATAGTGGTTGGTGGTGGCGGTGGCGGATACAATGGTGGTTATGCTGGTGGCGGTGGCGGTGTAGCTTGCGGATTTACATTACCTGCAACTACTGTAACTATTGGTGCGGGAGGCACTGGAGGTGGCGGTGGCGGTGCTGGTACTGACCCCAATCCTGGTCAAACATCTTATTATGGTTCAATAATTGCAGGAGGAGGTAGTCAAGCCTATCTTGCTACTAATGCTACTGCTAGGGGCAACGGTAAAGGTGGAGGAGTATTTGGTGGGCAAGGTTCTGGTATAGGTTTTGATTCGGATGCTAACTCTGGTGGTGGTAGTGCTTCCGGTTCTGGTGCGTTTGGTACAAGCAGTACTCCAGGTGCTGGTCATACCGGAGGCGGTGCTCCAATAAATACTGCTGGCGCATCAGGTAAGGGCGGTGCCGGAGGAAACGGAGTTGCTAATGCTGGCGGTGGCGGAGGTGGTTATCTCGGTGCTGGAAGCAATGGTGTAAGTTCAACCGGAGGCGCAGGCGGTTCTGGTGGCGGCGGTGGTGGTGGCGGCGGTGGCGGCAATAGTTCATACAAGGGTGGCGCTGGTGGTAATGGATGTGTTCTTCTTTATTACTAAGATGGGAAAAAAATGAGTGTTTATATTTGTTTAGATGAAAACAATATTGTTGTAAATGCTGTTGATGCTGATGATGAAATTGAAGCACAAGAAAAATGTTCTGTTGGTGGAGTAACATTTATTGAACATATCAACGGTATGCCTTTTTTGCCTGGTTGGACTTGGGATGGCGAAAAGTTTTTTGATAGTAATGTCTAAACCAATACTAAGGAGTAGTAACTAATGGCTACAACAACTAAAGTGCTCGCTCGTACAGCAGCATCATTAACAACAACAACTGTATTATATACAGTTCCTGCATCAACTACTACAGTAGTTACAAATATTGCTGTAACTAATACAACATCCACGGCGGGTACTTTTACTCTTGCTTTGGGTCCTTCAGCAGGGCAGGTTGCTTTGCATAATACTGCTGCGATTGCTGCTAGCTCTACAGTATATATTGATTTGAAACAAGTGTTGCTTACTACTAATACTATTACTGGTGGCGCTTCTGCTACTACTATTAACTTTCATATTAGCGGAGTGGAGATAGCGTAATGGCAACCACAGTAATTCCAGCAGCAGGTTCTACTCCGACTACGGCGCAGGGCGA